GTATAGGTAGATGGTATGGCAGAAAAAGTTACGGTATAAGTGCTTGCCGAAAGTATATTAGATGATATTAGTGTGTAGGTACTAGGCATTTTTTATCCCATACAGAGTAGCGGTTGTGCCAACTCCAAAGTTTCCGCCGAAGGCTTTGTTAATTTTTATAGAATTGATTGCAGCAGTATTACGCCAAAGGCCAGCGATTCTACTTACTATGCCAGTTCCGTTTGCATCGTCAGAGGAAGCAATAAGAACAGTTTTATTTTTAGAACCTGCATAAGAGAAAATGTTAGCTTCAACAAAAAACATCCCATTGGCTGCATTTTGAGCAGTAGAAGCTGAGTAAATACCAGAAATGTTTGTAGTACTACCCGATGATGCTGCTGTTCCATTACCCTCAACATTAGTGTTTGAATAATTCCCTGCAGCATCACCGTTAAATTCTAAAGTAATTGCAGCTGAGTTAGCATCTACAGCAACAGCACTAATTACAACACGAATGTCAGTCCAAGATGATGCAATAGAACTAAAGGTAATTGATGCAGCAGCAGTTCCTAATGTGGAAGTAGCTATCGGTTCATATGTAATTGCCATTGTTATCCCTGAATTCCGTATAGTGAATAAACTGTTGTCGAATCAAATCCAGCCGCTAAAGTAAAAGTCATACTTGTAATGGCAGAAGTGGAATTAAACAAACCTGACAACATTAAAATTTGTGAACTCGTACTGCCAGTATTTTGATCTAAACCAATAAGTGTTCTAACTGTTTTGTTTCGGGTAGTTGCTGAATAATCTTGTATATCTATAATTCCAACACCATAAGTATTTGCTAAGATTCCGCCACCAGCAATAGTTACATTTTGTATTGATGCTTGACTTGATGCTGCCGCTACGTTTGCCGTTGAACTATTTCCCCATAGGCGATGAGAGGCATAAGAAGTTCCAGTTACTCCATTAAAAGTTAATTCTACTGCACCTAAAATTCCTGCGCCAGTGTTTGCCCTAGCCATATATCTAACCTGCAAGTGTTTATAGGTTTGTGGAATAGAACTAAAGGTTATGGTAGTTGCACCGCTACCAGTAGCCGTAGCAATAGACTCAAAAGAGCCACTGACTCCTTTCATCGACGATGCGATGATCCCTAAAATGTTCATTACGATAAATCGCCTAAAATTGTAAAAGTATTAGCGGCTGTACATATAACAGTTGCACCTGAGTAACGAGCTCTTAGTACCGGAGCAGTTGATACGGCACCGGTTGAAGTAATAGTTACCCCTGCGCCTTGAGCAAAAGTTGTAAGACCTACGCCGATAGACTGAATGTTAATCTGCTCACCAGCTGCAAATACGCTAGGTGGGATCGTTACTGTTACAGCAGATGCGTTAGATGTTGTAACTAACTTATTAGATGCATCGGCAGCTACAAGGGTATAGGTAGTACCTGTCTGAGCATTAAAGGTAAGAGTGTTGGCCGCTTTAGCATCAAAGCCAATAGTGACAGTACCGCTTGTGCCGCCGCCTGTTATCGGACTTGTAACAGTTACGCCTTCAATGTCACCAGATGCTGGTGTTGCAAACTGAAAGAAGATAGCTGCGCTTGCGCTTGTAAATCTAAGAACGCCGCCTTGATTCTGGGCAAGAGCAAGGGATCCTGAAGTGCTAACAGTTGCCGTTCCTGCGGTGATTGTGCAAACTCCTGCGCCAAGATTCACAATAGTAACGATGTCGCCTGCTGCAAATAATGAAGTGTTTGCTGTGATCGTGGTTGCACCTGCATTTGACATTACGACTGTCGTGCCTGCGTCAGCTGCGACGAGCGTATAACTAATTGTCTTTGCGGTTGTATCTCCACCAAGCATTGCTGTCTGTTGCAGCGATGTCATCTGTGCTGCTGTGAGCACCTGACCCGTCGTGAAGGTCTGCTTTGCCATATCTTCTCCTTGTTTAGTAGCTTAGAACGCCGGCGGTGTCTAAGACTCCCTGTGTTGCGCTGTTTAGAATAAATGCCTGGATAATCGGTTCGCTTGTGAGTATCTTAGTGGTAAATGTTGTCCTTGTTATGTCATGTTGCACGCCTTGCACAAATAATTCCCTGGTAATGGATGTAGATCCAGGCATCGCTTTTGTAATGTTGACGAGGTTGAATATCTCCAATTCAAGGCCTGCGATGTTTCTGGCAACCTGCCCATCGTCGACTAGGTTGAGCGTCATTGAGTCAATGCGAAGCGTTGCGTCTTTGCGTGATTCTAAGATCATACTTGCCTGGTCTAGAGATTCTGTATCGCTCTGCACAAGAATCCCAGTTCTGGCTCCTGAGTGGATGAAGTAGGTGTCGATCGATGTCTGATCGCTGACGGTCTGGTTTGTTCCGTTTAGTCTTTGAACCGAAACGTCATTCACAATAAGCGTATCGTCGAAAGCCATGTCAATCTGAGCGTATCCGATTTGCGATCCATCGTCGCTGAAAAGTGTGGGTGTTGAGTCTGCGTATATGCTGACTGTGTCTCTTGAGTAGAAGGTTGCATCTCCTTCTGCTGACATAAAGAACCCACCGAATTCACTATCTTCTACTGTCTGAATTGCTTCCAGAACGGTTCTGTTTGCCGTTCCTGGATCTGCCTGCATGGTGCTGTTGCCGGCGTCTATTGCTCTTTGTGATGTAGGCCAGTTGCTGGCATCAAGGAGTCTTTCAACCCGGGTTCCACTTAGTTGCCCTGCCCCTGTATCTAGAACGGTGCTGATTGCTGAATTATTTAGAAGCCGAAAACCATCGACACAGTTAAGAATTACTCTTGAAACTTCATCGGCTCCAATTGCAAATTGCGTATCGTAGCTGGTGATAAAGCCTGAGAATAAGTAGTAGCGGATGCCTTCGTAATCTGCAAAAATTCGAATCTTACGCAGAGGTATCAGTTTGCCGTAGTAAGGCCCACTTTCATTGGCCGGGTTCCAGTCGCCTGTGTCGTCCTTGATTTCGACAATGGCTGTTCCTGCTTCAAACTTATTGAGAATCCGGTTGCGTCCTCTGCGAATTGATGATCGCAAGATAATGCTTGTAATGTCGACGATGTCATCGCCTTCTGCAAGCTGCCCTTTGCCTAGTTGTCCTTTATATGGATCGTTTAATGTAAAAGCTACGGCAATAAATGCCGGGCCGTTGACGAAGTCAATCTCTGCGCCGAGCTCTGGAATACCTGCCATTAGAGTGTGATCGCGTTCTTTGTGATCGCCTGGCCGTTATTTTGACCCTGAAGGATCGCGTTGCGAATTGAATTTACAAGGTCGCCTTCGGTTGTAACGCTGCCGTTGACAACAATATTGACGGTGGATCCGCCCATCGATCCCATCCGGTTTAGTGGAATTACGGCTTCTGGCCCAGCTTCGCCAATAAGCGCTGCTGTGGGGCTGGAAACGATGCCGCCGGATCCTAAGATTGGAAGACCTAATTCTCTAAATAATTTTTCTGTTGACGGAGTTAATACAGTTCTTGGAGCAGTTGGTATTGGCGCCTTTGGAATAAGTGGTATTTGCGGAAAGCCTAAATCTTTTAGTTTTGAAGAAAGGTCTGAGGAAGTAGTTCCCGGTGTTTTGTTGCCGCCTGGGCTAACACCTTTTAAGGTTGAGGGTAGGCTAATCTTTCCTGGTGCCGGTGCTGCTGGTGTTGCAATCTTTCCACCCGAAGCTGCAACATATTTATTAAGAGCTGCAAGTGCATCTCTCCATGATTGTGCTGCCTGGTTGCCGGGTGTAGGCCAAAGCGCAGAAGGTGTTACTCCTTCTGCAATTTTCTTTGAATAATCAGCAACTTCTTTGTTTGTTAAGTTCCATTTTTTACCAAGTTTGTCTATCTCTTCATCTGAAAGTTTGCCATCGTTTAGCGCTGCAAAGAAGTCAAGATAAATCTGCGCTTGTGCCTTTGTAATGCCCCATTGTGCTGCAAGGGCATCGACTTCCTTTGTTGAAATCTTTCCATCGTTGACTGCGAAGATTGCGGCTGTGTATGCAACAACCGCGTCTTTACTTATGCCCCACTTCTGGGATAAGACAATAACTTCTTCTGGTGAAATCTTTGAGTCTGCAACAACGCCAAGCAGATCGGTATAACGCACAATTGCTTCGTTTGCTTTGAGTTGCGCTTCAAGGTTTGCTAGAAGGGTTTTGACTCGCTCTGATTCTTGCAGGTTTGCCTGTCTTAAAAGATTCAGGCGTGCTGCTTCAAGTTGTATCGGATCTGTTTCTGTTGTTGGTTTAATTCCAAACTTTCGAAGCGCTGCAAGTGCCTTTTGTGTTGCAATAAGTTTCGCATCTGCTGCAAGTTGTGCCTTTGTCTTTGTTGTTGTCTTGCCAAGATTGACATTAAGACCGCCGAGGCTCTTCATAAAGTCTTCTGTGGTTGCATTTAATCCATCAAATGAGAATTCTAAATCTTCACCGGATTTGTCTAACTCGCCCATCGCGCCATTTGCGGATTTTACGGCGACATAAAGACCGCCAAGTGTTGTTGTAAATGCGGCAAGGCCAGCAGCACCAGCTGCAATTGAGATTCCGCCTGTGGCTACTGCTTGTGCTGCGGCTGCCCCGATGGCTGCTGCTCTGATTGCCTTGTAAGCGTTGACCAGTGTTGTGATCGCTCCTACAAATGCTATGACTTTGCTTGCCACGAATGTTGCTGCGAATATCGCGCCAAGTGCTACGAAGACTTCTTTATTCTTTGCTATAAATGCAAAGATTTTAAAGATTGCAAAACCGAATTCAACAACGGCTTTGATTGCGCCACTCATGACGGTGACAAGTTTCTCGCCATTTTCTTCTAGGAATTTTTGTATTGCTGGAATGACTTTAGTCACTAAGATTTTAAATAATTCTTCAAGGGTAGGCATTAAGGCTTTGCCAAGTGTTTCCTTAGCTTCTCCCAGTGCAATGTTTAGACGAATCATTCTAAATTCGAATGTGTTTGCTCTGGCTGCTGCTGCGCCAGCGAATGTCTTTGCTGTCAAAGCAAGAACCGCGTTGAGGTCTTTTGATTTAGTCATCGCGTCCGTAATTGGAACGCCTAGATTTTTAAGCGCTTTAAAGTTTCCTTGTAGAGCTTTTGTTACTGCGTTTGTGCCTGTTGCCATATCAACTTGGCCGCCGGCTGAAACGTCCATCGCTAAACCTAGAAGTTGTTGCCCTGCTGTAAGGCTGCCGGTTACTGAGGTTAATTTTGCAAGGGCCGGACGCAGATCGTCATCGACCACTCCGAATGCTCGCTGAATTTGATCTATAAATTTTTCAGTTGCAGCAATTGCTGCGTCTGTTGCTCCTGTGGTGTTTCTGAGCGAATTCGCAAGGAGCGCCTGGGATTTTTCATCCGCAATTGCGGCCTTGACAGAATCAATTCCGATTTTAACTGCGAATGCCGCACTCGCTGCTGCAGCTAATCCGAAAGCTTTGCCTACTTTGCCTGCAAATTTGTCGAAAGATTTGCCGAGCTTATTAATGTCTCTGGCTGCTGCCCTACTGCCTTTATCTGAATATTGAGTGATAATCCGGGCTACTACTGCGCCTATTGCCATGCTCGGTTATCCTCTCTCTTTATTTAGATTGGCTTTGAGAATCTTCTGTGCGTCGTCCATTGCTGATCTAATATTTGCATAAATTCGGGGGCGATCGCGATCAATGACGGCATAAACTCCGCGACTGGCTTTGCGGAAGCGATCATTCATATTGCCGATCAGTTTACGTCCGGTTCCTTCGCCTGGTGTCCTGCGTCCTGCTACTTCAAAGATAACGCCCGAGGCGGTCTTGTTTAAGAGTGCGCCTGCGCTTGTAGTGTAATCGGCTCTCACGCGGCCTTCTGCGCGAGTTTTAATAATGCCTTGACGAATTGCTTGCGGATCCCATGCTGGCCAGCCCTGACCGCCTCTAGTGGTCTTGCGTGGGTTCTTTGCGGCTGTTGTTCGCCATCCACTCATTGGGGGCTTATCTGGGATCTGCTCTTTGGCAGCTCTTTCGGCTAGACGCAGCTCGTCGTTTATAACTTTGCTTAATCTACGAGCTGCGTCCTTGTCGAATTTTTTCAAGGCGGCGGTGGTTTCTTTGATGCCGCTAATTGCAACGACTTCATTGGCCATATTTGTTTGCCGCCTTTGCCTTCTCCTTTAAATAAATCACGATCGCTTCAAGGATGCCGTCTGGTGCATCTAATAAAGCGACGGGATCTATTCCCGTCTCCACAGAAACTGCTGCTATCGAATAGGTCAGGCTATCTCTGTGGATTCGGAATTTGGGTCTGTGTCTAGTTGAACTCCTTCAAGCGTATCTAAGAACTCGGGGCCAAAAGGTTTTACTACGACTCCGTTTGCTCTAAGTGCGAGCCAGCCGAGATAGTAGATATGTTCGAGTTTTTGTTCTTCGCCGATAAGTTTTGCTAGGCCTTTTCCATACTTTTGTTCAAAGTCGACGATGATGCGTGGCCGTAATGAGAACGTTTTTTCCACGCCATCAGTCGTCTTAACTTTTATATTTAATCCATCCATCTTTATTTCCCCCTATTTTCTTTAGGATGTTGCTTTGGTAATTGCGCCGGAGATCGGCCAAGTTACAGATGCGGTTGCTAATTCACCAACGGATCCATTTAGTGGAGTCCATTCTGAAACTAGCGTGGAGAATGTGTATTGCGGATTCACTGTTGTTGTTGTTCCTGCTACTGGCTTTGCAACGACGGAGACTGCTGTTCCAAGTAACGGATAAATTGTTTGCTCGACTGCTGATGTTGCATAGTCCTGGTGAAATTCGAACGTCACAGAATTATCTGCCAATCCAGCCACACGAGTTTTTGCTGTGTTTCCGAATGCAGTTGTCTCGACGATATCAAATGTCGAGTTTAATGTAATGCTCGAAATATACGAACTTAAATCTGTGCTTCCAAATACAACGGATGCGTTTGTTAATACAAGTCTTGCCATTATGCGACCGCCTTTGTGATTGCTCCGGTTACTGGCCAAGTTACAGATGCTGTTGCCAATTCACCGACGGATCCGTTTATCGGAGTCCACTCTGAAATAATAGCAGAGCAGGTATAACTTGGATTGAATGCGCTAGTAACGCTGCCGTTTGGCTTTACGATTACAGCTGCTGCTGTTCCTAGAAGTGGGTAGATTGTCTGCTCCACTTCGCTTGTTGCGTAGTCCTGGTGAAATTCCAGGGTGATTGAATTGTCTTCTAATCCAGCAACACGTGTCTTTGCTGCTGTTGATGAGAATGCTGTTGTTTCGACGATGTCGAATGTTTCGCTGAGTGAGACTGATGCGACCAAATCGCTCAGATCCACTCCGCCGACGGAGATAAATGCGTTAGTGAGAACTATGCGAGCCATTATTTTGTCGCTCCTTCTTCTGTTTCTGTTTTGATGGATGGGATTTGTGGTGCTGTGTTACTTGCTTTGATGTGGTTTCCAGCGATCAGGGTTTCTGCGCTGATTCCTGCATCTTGCAATTCTTTTGCTGTGATTGTGTCACCTTTGATTTTGCCGCAGACTTCTCGGTTTGAGATTACTGTGTATGTCATGTGGTTCTCCTTATCCCCAGATTGTTAGGCGGTATCGGTAAGAGAGAAATGTGACGGATTGCGAATCGTATGTTCCGGACTCTGCGCCGACTACTCGCAATGTCTGGCATGTTCCGCCTAGTGTTCTATCTCCCTCTATTGCTGTTTTGATAGATGTTGCTCCTGTTCCTGCAAGGTATCCATCTAGCTTGTCCTGGCCTGCTCGCTCTGAGAAGCGTTGGACAATCACATAAATATCTACATTTGCCTGATCTAATCCCCGAGCGTTATCGATATCGAATGTGAAATCTAATTGACCGACGACGGCGCATGGCGGTGTTAGTGGTTCTGGAATTACTTCATAAACTCGAAGTCCTGTAATTGTTTGCAGTCTTGTCTTAAGTCCATCTCGGACTTGGCTTGGTTGCATTGGCATTATTTAGCCAGCCCATTGTTCTTGCGGAATGGTCGAAGCAAGGTTTCAACGTCTGCATCGAGTTTTGCTGCCAGGCGCACTGTGCCTAAGTCTGGACTTCCTGCAATTCCGAACGGTGATTGGCGGCGTGTAAATAAGCGAGCTGCTTGGATCAAGGTTGCCATGTTGATCTCGGATGGCACTGCTGTCCATCCCCAGACGCCTGTAATTTTGCATGCTTGTGGTAAATAATACGGCCAAACATATCGGCCAATTGCAAGGATTCGATTTACTGGCCATCCGCGCTGTGGGTTATTTACTGGCTCGAGCATGTAGTCGCTAGTTGACCAAACGGTATCCCATGTCTGGTTGAAGTTATCGTCTGTAGCCACTTGCGTAATTGAAACGCTGTCGTCCATGTTCATTGTCCAGGGATCGAGTGGTGTGTAATAACGGGCGACTGGTGATTGCGTCGTTCCGTTCTGGTAAAAGAAGCGCCCGGTGTAGTCATCAATCATGCGACTGGTCGCTGTGATTGCGGCTTCAAGTGGAACGTCGTCCACGCTGTCTGTAATCGCAAGCGATGCCTTCAATTCGGCAAGTGTGCAATAGGCGTTAGTTAGGGCCACGCTTCGTCCTTCTTTCCGGTTTCGGCAGCATTGCGCGTTCTAGTTTGGGATCGGCAGTTGCTGTTTCCTTTGCCGGCTTGCGCCGGGTCTTTTTAATCTTTCCAAATATCATGATGAATCTCTTCCATCCAGAAGCTCTTCTGGTGAGGCAATATGGCGGCTGTGTTGACGTGGATCGTAAATCCGAGCGCCTTTGCCCTTCGGCAGAATAATAAATCTTCGCCGATCCATTCGCCCTTTACTGGCCCATCCCAGAACCAGCACCAGTCTTTCCCCTGGTTTGGATCTGCAACTTCGCGCATTTTCTCAAGAACGCTCCGGTGAACGAGCAGGCATCCGGTTCCTGCTGCGTCAATTTCAAAGACTGCATTCTTGTCGTATTTGTAAAGTGGAAGGAAGCCATTATCTGAGTCCTGGAATATTGCCGGGACTGGCTTTGGGTAAGGCTTGCCTGGCACTCCAAATCCTGCAAAAACAAGGCCTGCGACGATTGGACGGTCTTTGTCATGGGCTGTGTGGATCAAGGCGTCAAATGCTGGAAGGCCGAGCTGCTCATCTGAATCCAACATAAGAAGCCAGTCGCTGTTTGTATTATCCAGAAATTGTTTGACCACTCGGTTGCGTTGCTTTGATAAAAGTCCGGAACCCTTGATTCTTACAAATGGCCCGAGCCTGCTGCTTCTTGCTTGTGCAAGCTGAATGAGCCGATATGCGAATGATCCGTTTACCGATCCTGGATCGCACGAGCCGATTGTTACTTTGTGTGCTGTCTTCATTTGTTTCCCCCTGTTTAGAAGTGCAGGACGAGTGACTCGGGGGGTGGGCCACTCGCCCTGCACAATTTAGTGCTGTCCTTCTATTAGAAGGTTGGTGCGCTTAGACCTGTGCCTGAAATGATTGAGGCTGCAAGTGGGTAGCGCTCTGCTGTGTATGCGGCGTATCCGTAAACAACAGACTTGATTGTGAGGTTGCCAGCGCCGGTCGCATCAAAACGAAGTGCGAATGGTGATCCTGGTTGTTCCCACAGATGAGATTCGCTTGCTGTTACGCAATAGATTTCATCTTGGTTTGTTGTTGTTCCGTATGTTGTGCCGATGTTTGCATCGGTGATGATTGGAAGTCCTAGCATCTGGTATCCGGAGTTTCCGTATGTTGGTGCTCCGCCGACGCCTACTGCGTTCATCGCGCCATTCGCTGCTGGAACAACAAGCGGACGATTTGTGCTGTCCACTGCTGCAAGCAAGAAGGCTAGACGACGTGGGTGAACTACCCAGTGTGATGGTGAAACGAATGCGTTTGTTTGGATCTGTGCAATCGCGTCAGCAAGCTTTGGATAAAGCAGTCCGACTGTTGGTGCTGTTGATGTGAATGTGATTGCATTTCCACCTGATGCACGAAGACCTTTGATTGTGCCGGCTGTGCCTGCGCCATTTAGGATTTGTGAGTCAAGTGTTGTATGCCATGACTTGATCAAGTCAGCGATTACAAATGAATCGATGCCTGTTCCACGCTCTAGTGCCTGGCGAGAAATATCTTGCTGGCCTGCAATTGTACGAACATTAATTGTGAGAAGTGTGTCGTCGATATCAGTTTCTGATATTGCATCGTTCTGTGTAACTTGAACACCTGTAGACGACCCTGTTGTCATACGACTAATATTCAGCGTCATTCCACTTGGTGGAAGTGCCATCTTGTTTGTCGCTGCATCTGCGAATGGACGGCCTGCACGTGCTAGTGGAGCTGCAAGGTCGACGAGGTATTGTGGAATTACAAGACCGTCGAATTGTGCTGTTCCAACATCGCGGCGTTCGATTGACTCTTCACGCATGTGGCGTGCAAGGCGTTCGTTTGCTGCGTAGTCATTTGAGAATTGTGCATTAAATGCATCCTTCACGAATGATGTGCCTGAGTTTGCTGAGTATGTGCGCTCTTCGCGTGTAACTGTTGCGCCGCCGACATTGCGTGGCATTACAACATCTGAAACTGCTGAGCGGATCTCAGATGCCTTTGCATCTGCATCTGCCTGTGATTTCATCTTTTCGATTTTTGTATCGAGTGAGCGTGATTCTTCTACGAGTGTATCCACCTTTGTGGTTTCCTCTTCTGTTAGGTCAGTGCGGTTCTCTTCTGCTACTGCTTCGAGAACTGCGTCCATCTCTGACTTAACTGCATCACGACGCTCGATCAACTTATCAAGGAAAGACTTTGACATGTGTTGATCTCCTTCTGATTAGGGTTTGGATCAAAGTGGTGTCACTTAATCTCGCGGCGCATGTTGGGTGCGAGAGGCGCTCCGGCTTTGTATCTGCTGATTCCAGCAGAATTCTAGTTAGTATTATTTATAATTGCTTTTGCAAGTCGAAGAGAAATCTTGCGATTTGATTCTTCAGGACTTGGTTCTGGTAATGCATCAATCAGTGTGAGTGTGGATGCTTTGTGTCCTACGAGAGTATCGGTTGCAGCGTATCCATCTCTTAATTCGCGATAGAGACGGATCAAAACTGCCGGATCGTCTTCTTCGGCGTTGATTGTGAAATCTGTTTCTGGAACATTCAATGAGCCTTCGCGAACAACTCGTTCAATCTTTCCGCGTGCTGTGCCACCGGAAGAATCCCAAGAAACGAAGCTGCCGACTGTGTCGACTGCGCGGTCTTCTTCTTCATCCATATAAGTGGAATCTTCCATCGTCATAAATTCAGACATGATTTGAGCCGCTTTCATTATGTATTCGTGGCCCTCTGATAAATCGGAGAAGATATTTTCTAGCACCAGCATGGTTTCTGGGCTGATATCGCGTCCTTCTTTAAGTGCTTGCATCGCTGCCTTTAATTGTTCCCTTGCTTCGACTGTCGTCGTTGGATAGGCCGGGTAGGTAACGACTGAAACGTCTCCGTCGGAAAGGCTGAGCTCGGTAAGAACTCGGCGGCTGCGATCTTCGCTCCACTTCTGGCGGATCACTCGGAATGCAAAGCTCATTTGATCAACATCGCCGCGCTCGACCAGGGTGTAAAGGTCGCGAGCTGCTTGCGTGTCTGGTAAATCTGCATCCATGTAAAGCCCTGCTTCGTCTTCTGTCAGGCGAAGGGTTCCGTTCTTTGTCCTTGCCAAAGGTAGGCCTTCGTGATTAATCAAGAGGCGCACATCTGGTGTTTCGGTCAGGGTCTTTCTGAATGCGCCGGGTGCAATCCTTTCAAGGAATGGAAGCGGCACGCTGTCTTCGTTGAATACGGCTGCGTATCCGGAGAGGCGCATCGTTCCGTCTTCTGCCTGGCGTGCTTCTACGTTCTTGATCGTAAATGTCCGGCGTTCGATTTTCTTAGTCATTTTGCTCCTTGAGTCTGCTTCTGCGTCGAGTGCATCTATTTTTCTCTGCGCCCAGTCTTGTGCTCGGTCGCTGAAGTCTGCGTCTCCGCCCCATAAAAGCCAGGCAACTAATCCTGCGCCTGGGTATTGTGGATCGGATGGGTTTCTATTCTTTGCTGCCTGGCCGTCGACTTTATGTCTTGCAAACCAGGGGGCCATTTTCCTGATCTTGTTTTCGCTTATGTTACCTGCTGCCATTTCACGAGCTGCTTGCTTGGTTCCTTCTGTAAGGCCGTCGCCGCCATATCCCTCTGCCAAATATGCAAGTCCACGCTTTGCGTTTGCTCGAATAAATGCCGGGGCTGATAAATCAACAGCTCGGTTATTTACTTCGCCGCCTGGTTCCATCTCTTCTGCAATTGAAATTGCCACCATCTGATCGATGGCATCTTGCTTATTTTTGTGGCATCCAATTGTGGTATATGAACCATCGGCTTCTTCTTTGACGGTTGCCCATCCTGAACAATCGCTCTGCTTATCGCTTATCAAATATGGCATTTTTATCCTAGATCAGTAAGAGAAGCTCTGCGTCGTCATTCAACACAGAGAAATCTATTCTTGATGTTGCTTGTATTTTCATCGCGCCTAGTCGTGTCTTTGCTTTTCCTTTTATTTTCTTTGGTTGCTTTATATGTATCTCTGGAATGATGATGTTTGGCTGAACATAATTCGGAACTCCTAGCGAACCAGCAGTTTGAACTGTTGGTTGTGGAATGCTTGCCTGTGCTACCAATGCTCCAAGTGGGGCGTTAGCTGCGACGATGTTGTCAATCTCTGCCGTTGCCGTTGCTGTTACTGATCCTAATGAAGCGCTCGCTGTTGCGAACGTGATCGGCCCTAATACGTCGAAATCAAGTTGAGAAGTATCGAGAACGAATTGAGCCATGTTAGCTCGCGAGCGTTAAGGATACTGTCAGTGATCCGCTTGGAATTGTAAAAGTATCGCCTGCTGTGTAAGCGTTGCCTGTTATTGCTCCGCTAAATAAGAAGTTTCCTGTCGTTGCGTTATCCCATGCTGAGAAGAATGTTGCATCTTCTGAGCCTGCGATGTTTGTCCAGGAAGTGTCAGCGTCGGATGTAAGTCCACCGCCTGTTGCTGCGCTGAATGAAACTGATTGACGTGTTGTCTCTGTTGCTGGATTGCCTGTGCCGTTTGCTCCTGGGTCGCCGATATGAAGTTTCACATAGACGTTCGCTGCTGAGTATGCGGTTGCATTACCGACGGCATCTAGAAATTTGTTTCCAAGATAAGCGCTTAGACCTGTTGCCATCATTCATCCCCTTCTACAAATTCTTCGATGACTTCAATAATCAAATTGTTTTCATCTCGGATGATCTTCTTTCGAACTCTCTTGCGCTCGATTGTATTTGTCACATTTACTGTCGGTGCATCTACGCTTACGTTTGGCGCTTCAACATTGACTTGCGGTGACTCAAGCATAACCATCGCTGGTTCAATTGTTACGTTTGGAGCTGCAACATTGACGGTTGGTTCCGGAACTTGTAGAACCATGTGCGGCTGTTCGTTGCGTGCTTCTCTTGAATTGACTTCGTAGGCGCTTTGCGGATCTGCTGGATCAATGGTTGAAATCTGTTGAAGCTGCGTTGATGGCAGCCCTGTGTGTGTCATTGGTGGCAATCCAATGGCTTCTGTTACGGCATTTGGATCGAAGCCGACTTGAATTAACATTGCCGCGATCTCTGCTCGTAGCTTGAGCCCGACGTCTGGTGCATCTGCTGCATCGATATTTTGAAGTGGCACTCTGAATTGATCGCCTGCTTCTCCGAGTGGCGCTAAATCTTCGACGGCGCGAACGTCGTTCAAAGATAGGAAACCTTCGCGCAGGCCCTTTGTATATGCATCGAATCGCTCGAGTGTGGTTCCACGAAGCAATGCATCAAGATTAAATTTAATAAATCCATCTGGCTCTGGAAGTAATTCGGACATTGATTGTTCAATTCGTTCCAATAATGGGCGAAGCGAATGCTGCACGAATGAAAGGTTTTGAGCTTCAACGCTAGCAAATGACATCGCTCCTGCGACTGGATGTCCTAGCAAGCTAATCGGGACGCGAAATAATCGGGCAATATCTTCGACGTTAAACCTTCTCGCCTCTAGGAGCTGCGCGTCTGCGGCGTTTAATGTCAGCGGACGGAATTGTGCGCCGCCTGAAAGGATTCCAATTTTTCCTGCGCGATATGGCCCAGTGTGTGTGATGTTCCAATCGCGGCCGATGTCGCCTGCCTGCTCTTCTGTTAACTCGCCCGGCACTTCAATGACGCCGCCTGGATTTGCTGCGTTGCCGAAGTAGGCGGCTGCGTATGTGTCTGCTGCCATCGCTGCGCCGATTGTAAGTCGAGCTGCTGCAATTGGGCCGAGGCCGTAAAGCGATCCGGGAAGTCTAAAGAGTGGAATGTGTTTCATTTCGCGTGATGTCAAAGTGCGAGAGAATGATCCCACTTCATCTCTCATTTTGTAGACGATTGGTTCGCCTGGACGCTCACGTTCAATGCGAACGTCATCTGGATGCACGCAATAAACCTCTTGCACTTCGTCCATGTCGTCGCGAACCGTAAGAATAAAAGCGTTTCCATGAATGTTAAGTGAAGCAATAATTTGCTCGTAAAACTCTAGGCGTGATGCTTCTGGATTTGGTTTATTAATCCAGGCTGGTTGCGATCCGTAAACGCTCGCGTATGAGATTCTGTTTCTGCCGCGTCGAACGTATGCCGCAAGTGGCAATGATGAGATTGTGTCGCCAAGTAATCTAACGCATGCATAAACTGTTGACATTCGAATTGCGGAGTCTGCTGTTACATCTATTCCAGATGGGGCCATGTAAGCAGGGCGGCCTGGGATAAGTGGTTCGACCCATTGACTATTGTTTGTGCGCTTCTGCTCTGCTGCTTTGATTCGCTTCGATAGACTCATCAGTTAGCCTTTTCTGTTATCCACACTAAGAATGTGCCTAGTGTAATCAATGCGATCGGCAATGAAAGCATTGCGATTCCTGTGGTTGCTAATGCTACGCCAGTCACTTCTGCTATGAGTGAGAAATCTATTTTTTTCATTGCGCTCCTAAAGTTGAACCGAGAAGAACCTGGCCACTGGTGGCTTTGGTTCTGGTGGTTGCGTTGCTCTGTCGTATCCGAAGATTGCTGCTACGGCCGCATCGACTTTCCGCTTCGAGCTTGCCTTTGCAACCATTACGCCCCGAGATGATTGCTTCGTGACGCAGTTTGTTATATGCCTTGCCATTCTTTCATCGCCATCGTGGGTGAAGCTCTGATTCACTACGGCTTCGTAGAATTTTTGCGTTGCTGGAACCATTCGCTCTGCGCTGTTCGGATAAGAAACGACTGGCATTCCTTGCTCGTCTAGAACCATGAAGGTTCGCTGCCATCGCGCTGGGTCGAAGACGATCTCTTTGGTTTGGAAGTTGCTGTTTCTGAATGTGTCGATGATCGTCTGTTCGACTTCGGCCACCGGCACGTGCCATCCCTGTTCTGCGTCGTCTGGTCTTTCCCAGATTCCTACAACCATGAGATGCGGTTTCTCTCCGCCAAGCAGCCAGGCGATGAGCGCGGTGCTGTCGTTTGAGAACGCTCCATCAAATGCCAGGATTACGTCTTCGCCTTGCTCTGGTGTTCTCTCTGTATCGATCCAGGCTTCCCAGGATCC